TCGCGGAGATCAGGGGTCTTACGCTTGACGGAGAACCGGCTACTCCCGAGAGCCTGGTCGCGATTGGCCCGGAAGACCTGTTCCGCGAAGCGGTTGCAGCAGTTCGCGCAGAGTGCCACCTGTCGGAAGCAGAAAGAAAAAACTGATAGTCGCCTTTCACTTTCAATTCTCCAACCAGGCCGGGTGGAAGTGCGACGAGTGCCGGCGGAAGGGCCTGGAAATGAGGCGGCGCTGTGGGTGGATGCCCTCAGCGCTGGCGACGCCAGAGCGGGTGGTTTGGGCAAGAGACCGGACCTCGACGACGGAGTGTCCGCGGTCCTACATCACCGCACAGAGCTGGGCCTGGATCGAGGAATTTTATGTCTGGCGACGCCTGAGCAGCCGATCGTTAGACGGGCTTGAGGCGAAGAAGGCCGAGGCGTTTCTGCTACTGGAGAACGAATTGCCGGCCGCCAAAGGCGAGCCGGGTGTGGGACCGGGGGGAGGATAAGCAAGCATGGATGCCAGGGAGGTTCTATACAGGGCTTTGGGGGAGGCGAGCGGCGGGGTGACGCCTGCCGAAGCATCGCAGCTCGCCAGCGACTTATTGCCCCGTTCCGGCGAGGAACTCAGGGAGTCGCTCGGGATCGTAGCCAAGAACCTGGAAGGACTGACGGCCGTCAGCCAGGTACAAGCGAGCGCGGTGGGTTCAAACACGCAGGCCGTTTTGCAGAACACAGTTGCCCAGACCAGCGGCGGGGTCAAGAGCGCGGCGAGCGCAATCGGGAAGTTCGCAACCGGCATTCTGGGAACCGGGCTGGGACTGGCGCCGGCGATTTCCGCGATTACGAAGTTGTTTGGGGGAGGCAAGGCGGAGGAGCCGCCACCGCTGGTGCAGTACGCCGCACCGCCGCCGCTGATTATCGAAGCCACGAACCCCAGAGGTGCGATTACCGGTTCGACTTGGGCGGCGACCGGAGCGAGGGCAAGCGGGACTGAAGCAAGCGCGGAGCCGATCAAGCAGGAAGCAGCGCCGGCGGCTCCCCAGATTACGATTCAGGTTCAGGCAATGGACAGCCGGTCTTTCCTGGATCACAGCGGCGACATAGCGCGGGCGGTACGGGAAGCAATGTTGAACATGCACTCGTTGAACGACGTCATCAACGATCTCTAGGGAACCGGAATGACAGACTTTCCAAGACTCAAGACCGGCGCCGTGGTGCAGTATCCAACCGGCAGGAGGCTGTCGTTCAGCAACCAGGTGATCCGCTTTGTCAAGGGAGACGAACAGCGCTACCGGGATTCAGAGAGCCCACTTCGCAGGTGGATCATCCGTCTTGACTTGCTGGACGCATCAGAACTGAAGTCCTTAGAGGAGTTTTTCCAATCGCAACAGGGACGGCAGGGGAGTTTCACATTCACCGACCCGATGGATGACCGGGAGTACCCGGATTGCAGCCTGGAAACGGATGAGTTCGAGCTGAACCAGGAAGGCGAGATGCGCGGGCAGGTGGCGTTGATCGTGCGGGAGAACAGGGGTCAGGGATGAAGTGCTTTCCACAACTGACGACCGGGGCGACGGCGCAGTTTCCAATCCGCAAGTGGCTCCGCTCACGGACGGTGGTAAACGAAACATCCGACAGCCGTCAGATCAAGTGGGAGGATGCCGGCGGGTCATCAATGGAGTGGGAGCTCGGGTTCGAGGGCCTGAGCGACGAAGAGCGTGACCGCCTCGAGCAGTTCTTTCTGGAGATGGAAGGCCGATTAGGGAGTTTCACCTTCCTGGACCCAACCGACAACTTGTTGATATGGAGCGAGGCGCTGGATCAACCGGTTTGGGAGAAGGACCCATTGCTGGGACTAACCCCGGGGACTGGGGATCCACTGGGCACAACACGGGGGACCACCTTGCATAACGAGAGCGGGGCCACGGCGAGGATGCAACAGACTCTGAGCGCGCCAGGAGGGTATGTCTACGCGTTCAGCGTGTACGGACGGAGCGAGACAGGGCAGGGACTTACTCTGTTTCGAGCTTCCGGCGAGCAGAGAGATTCCAAAACCTACCAACTCAGTGAGAACTGGAGACGACTTGTGCTGACTGGAAAGTTCGACAGCACCGAGGACACGGTCCGGTTTGGCGTAGAGGTTGCGCCGGGAGGACGCGTCGAGCTCTTCGGACTCCAGGTTGAGGCGCAGCCGGCCGCTTCCGGCTACAAGCGGACGCTATCCCTTAGCGGGGTCCACACAGCCGCGCGGTTCCAGGAGGATTGGCTGGAGATGACGGCTACGGGGCCGGGCGAACACTCGGGACGGATCAGAATCGAAACCAGGGCCTAGCGGCGAGTGTCCGGGCAAGCTGCCTAACGCCAGAGCGCAAGAGAGCAGGCGAAGGTAAGGTAAAGACGACAGCGGCAATGCAGACCATTTACCAAATCAAAGAACAGGCAGTTACGGACACCCCACTGCTCCTCTTCGTTTGTGAACTGCCGGGTGGTAGGGTTGAACGGTGGAGCACTCACAGGGCGCTAGTGGACGGGCAGACCTACGAGGCCAGGGTGTTACGACACAACCTGTTCGAGATTCAAACAGCCTCCGACCAGGGTGTAGACGCGATACCGAAGGTCAGCCTTGCGCTAGCTAACGCGGACTCGCATTTCTCAGAGGTGGAACGCTCCGTCGGTTTCAAGGGCGCAAAGATCACTGCCCAGTTCTTGTTTTACGATCTGCGGGCAAAGGCACCGGCCTCCGATTGCAGGGTGCTGTTCCAGGGCATCGCGAACCCACCTGATGAGATCACGGAGTCAGTGTTCCGTCTAAGCGCTACGAACCGCATGAGCATGCAGCGAGTGCTGTTGCCCGAGGTTCGAATTCAGAGACGGTGCCCGTGGGAGTTTCCATCGACGGGTGCGCAACGGGAGGAGGCAGTCGACGGCGGCGCTAAAGGGAAGTACTCCCGGTTCTATCGTTGCGGCTATTCGGCCGACGTCGAGGGTGGGGTCGGGAATCTAGTCGGGGGAGTTCCGTACAGCAGTTGCGGATACACGAGGGTGGAATGCGAAGCCCGGGGAATGTTCAGGGAGGACAGCGCCGGCCGGCCGACACGCAGGTTCGGAGGAATCGAGTATGTTCCTTCTTCAATTCTGGTACGCAGCTACGGGGAGAAGGGCACACACTACTCCGCGGTTTCGGATAATGCCGCGCGCTACAACGATTTTGTACCTTTGATTTATGGCACGGCCTGGACCAGCCCACTGGTGGTCTTCGCCCGCAACGACGGGAACCTGACGCACATGGAAGTGCTGCTGGGAATGGGCGAGATTGAAGGCGTCCTCAAGGTGCTGGTGAACGACATTGAGATTCCTCTCGGACGCTCCGGAGCCAACATGACCGGCACGGGCTGGTATAACATCGCAAGCGTGGGTCACCGAAACGGGGAATTCAATCTGGATTTCACTGACCCACAAGGCCGTCCGCAGGGCGACCCGTACGGAAGCATGGCCTATCTCTCGGTAGTGGTTCCAAACCGGATCAACGATGGCCGAGCTTTACCGACGGTGAAGACCCTGATCCAGGGGCTGAAAGTGCCGCGCTACGACACGGAGGGCTCCTTTCAAGGAGAGTATTTCACCAACAATCCGGCATGGGTGTTGCTGGACATTCTCCGCCGGGGCGGCTGGAAACTCGAGGAGATTGACCTGCCGAGCTTTGCCGAGGCGGCGGCATACTGCGACGAACTCATCGAAACACAAGACATCTATGGGAACACTATTTTGACTCCCCGGTTCCAGTGCAATCTGGCATTAAGCAGCCGGCGGAGCGCTGGGGACCTGATCCGCGGAATCCGAAACGGTTCGCGCCTGTTCCTGACGTACGGCGCCGGTGGGCTCCTGCAACTCCGAGTAGAAAACACGCTCGCGCTGCAACAGCCCGTCAAACCGGTGTGGAGCAACAGCACGGAGCCTTTGGACGGAGGGTGGCCCAGCTATGAGTTCGGCGACGGGACATCCGAATTCTCCGGCATTCGACGGAAGGACAATGGCGAACCGAGTCTGAGAGTCTGGGCTCGAAGCACCGCTGACACGCCCAACCGGTTTGCGGTGGAGTTTCAGGATGCGTTCAACGAATATCAGCAAGATAGTCTCTCGCTAGTGGATGTCGACGACGTGGCCAGAACGGGACAAGAGATAACAGCCTCGCTGAGCGCGCTCGGCATTCCCAATTACGACCAGGGCGCCAGGATTGTCAAGTTCAACTTGGACCGATCAATCGAAGGGAATTGCTACGTAGAACTGGAGACGAGCGTGCGAGCCATTGGGCTGCGGCCCGGCGACTTGATCAGCTTGACGTATCTCAAAGAAGGATTCAACCGGCAAGCATTCCGAGTATTGAAGATTGCACCTAGCACGAACTACCGGACCGCTTTAATCACCGCGCAAATCCACAAAGATAAGTGGTACAGCGACACGAACGGGCAGGTGCCTGGTAATTCGCAGGGACGGCGCCAGCCGGATTGCGGCATCGGATTACCGCGACCGCTTGTCGGGAAGGTACTGAATGAATACGGGGATGCGGACTTTGAGATTCAGGAGACGCTCCACGAGGACACTGATGGGGGGGTGTCTATCGAGCTGAGTGTCGGTTTCGTCACTCCTACAAAGTCCAGCGGCGGCGGTCCAGGAATTCCGCTCGTAAGCCTTTCTCCCTCCGTGCATTCGACGGGCGGCACCCTGCCCGGCGATACGACGTTCTACTACGCGGTGAGTGCGGCCGGGGCTGAGGGCGAGGAAAGCGCTTTGTCATTCGTGGTGCGGGCCACGATTCCTCCCGGGGCGGCAACGAACTCGGTCACACTGCAAGGAATCAGTCTGCCACCGGCTGCTACAGGGTTCCACGTGTACCGCGGTCCCAACCCGTCCCAGTTGTTCCGCATTGCCTCAGATCAACCGCCCAGCGGCGAGTTCACGGACGCCGGGCGAGCGCAGGAGCTGATTGCTCCGCCGGATCCGAACTACGACCACGCGAACTTTTACTGGCGGCTGGAGTTACAGCCCGAGTACAGCGCCACATTACACTCTCCGAACAGTGTCGGAAACAGCGCTCTGACGATGCCATTGAACAGCTACCGCGATCGCATTGTACGGATCACGCGGGGCAAAGGCAGGGGACAAGAGCGCACAGTCATCGCAAACACCGGCACCACACTGACGGTGGCGCCACGCTGGGATGTGGAGCCGGACGCGACGAGCCAGTTCGTCGTGGCCGACGCCGCCTGGCAGTTCGGCGCGATGAGCAGTTCCAGCCCCGTCCAGTTCCAGATACCCAACCGAACCGGAGCGGTAGTGCACGTTTCCGGACGCGCCGCAAATGTAAACAACCTGGAAGCTTCCTTCGAGCTATCCCCGCTGACCCGGTGGCAGGTTGGAGGGGGCTCGGCGGATGCCGGGGTTCCACCCGCACCAGTATTTGGCATCGACGCCCCGGGGAACGGGACAATCGAACTCGCCGGGGTGGGATTTCAGGAATTCACCAATACCCGAAACATCACGGCGGGGACCTTAACGCTGCACTACTGGGACGAACTGGGAGGGGATTGCCGGGCGATGCTCAGCGCTGACCTGGGGGTGTCGGACGAGTCGCTCAGTCTGACAACAGCGGGAACCGGCCATCCAGGCGAGTTCATCCAGGTTGAATCCGAGGTGATGCGGATCGACGCTGTCACAGAAGATGGGACACAGTATGTTGTGAGCCGGGGGATGCACGGTAGCACAGCAAGCTCCCATGCTGCCGGGGCCCGTGTATACCATTTGCTGCGGAAAGTCGCGATCGCCCCATTTGTTCGAGGTTTCTTTGGCAGCCCGTGGAGCGGCAATTGGGCTTACTCGGTCCAACTGCCGGATGCGCGGGTCGCCAGCGCAGAGTTCTGGGTAACCAACACGCAGGGCAACAGCGAGACTTCAGCGTTAGCCTTTACGCAGACGGCAGATGAGGGTTTGCGGACCCTGTCGGGAGGCCAACTGTCAATGCAAGTCGAGGGTCTGCTGGCAATTCACTCCGGTGCAACGCCGGATCTGGTAATCGAGGCCTCGCACTCGGTGCGGGATGTGTATGCCGTTGTGAGACAGCCTTCCACCGGCGCTCCTATCGTGCTGGAACTCAAGCAGGACGGTTCACCCTATTGCACGCTCTCCATTCCGGAAGGAGCGACGATATCCAGTTCGGTGGACGGATTCAGTTTGCCGCCCCTCAGAGAGGGAGCCAGGCTCAGCCTTGACATCACATCCGTCGGACAGTCG